CGCCGCCGTCAACGATGTAGACAGCATCCCGACCGATGTTCGGATCGGCGAAGAGCGCACTGAGCGCGGCGACGAAAGCACTCATCAGAAGCTCGCGTTCAGGCGCACCCTGCCGATGGTGTCGCTCGCGCCGCTCGCCACGGCCTCGACGGCCACACCGATGAGCGTGTTATCGGTCGAAACGGTCGTGGTGCGCTTGTTGGTATCGTCCCAATAGACCTTTGCGCCGACGGTCCAGGCCTGGCTGCCGACCTTCGTCAGGTCGAAGACGCCGACGAGCACGGTCTCGACGGGCTCGCCACTGGCGGCAGTTCCTGCGGCCACGCCGAAGATCGAGCCGACGAGCAGGCCCTCGCCGGAGACGACGGCATAGGGGGCGGTCAGGGTGATGGTGTTGCCGGGCTGGACGTAGTTTTTCACGGCGGGGTTCCTTTCGCGGAAACGGAAACGGGCGGCCCGTCAGGACCGCCCGGATGTCAGGATTCGGGACGGGGTGCGCGTTACGCACCCGGGTTCTTGTAGAGGCCGCGCCAGTCGATGGCCTTGGCGCCGAAGTCGAGGCGGCACTTGATCTCGACGCCGTCGACGTCGAAGCCGTTGCGCGTCTCGATGTAGGCGCCCTGCTGACCCTCGAGATAGGCGTATTCGATGGTGTCGATCTGGTTCGGGCTCGCCGCCAGATACCACGCCGTCTCGCTGGCGGCGTCGAGCCGGGGCTCGCTGATCGGTGCCAGCGTGCGGATCGACTGGGGCACGACATTCCCGCTCTGCGCCGGCACGAGGTTCTGGGCGACCAGTTGCTCGGCCTTCAGTTCCAGCGCGGCGGGCACGATCAGGAAGGCGGGACGGATGTTCAGCACCGTCTTCTTGTCGAGCCCGGTCTGTTTCGCCATCGCCGCGCGCGCCGCACCGACGCTGGTGACGTCCAGCGCCGCACCGGTGCCAGCGAGGTTCCTGTGGTTGGCATGGAACAGCGCCGTGCCGTCGGCCATCGCCGGGTTGGAGGTAACGATCCCCCAGACCACGTCGGATTCCAGCTGCGCGATGGAGTTACCGTACATCGCCGGAATGCGGGTGAAGGCGTCGAGATCGTCGTTGATCAGCACCTGGCGGGTGATCGCGACCACCCGGCCGTAGGTCTTGACCTTAGCTCTCCTTGCTCTCGCCGAGCGTGCCGCGCTTGAACTCACCGCTTTCGCCCACTTCCAGCAGCTGCGGCGCCTCGCCGAGCTGCACCCGATGCATGGCCTTGAAGTCGGTGGCGAGCACCTGGCGGCAGAACAGCATGAAGGTGCGGGGATAGGCCTCGTAGGCCTGTCGTAGGGTCTTGTTGGTGACGGCCGACAGGATCTCGGGGAAGTCGGAGGTCGAATGCAGCGCGCGGGTCGCCACCTCGTCGCGCGACAGGCCCCGCGTGTTCACCCCGGCATTGCCGAGGCTTTCGCGGGCTAATTCCAGCAGCGTCATGCCGCGATACTGGCGCGCGGCATCCTCGAGCGGGAACAGCGTCGGGCTGTAGCGGTGCAGCAGCGCGCTGGCCACCGCGTCGCGACGGGTGATGCGCTCGTCGCGTCCGCCGAGCGGGATCGATACCTGGCCGAAGGTCCGGGTCTCGTCCGACTTCGTGGCGACCTGATCGAGGATCAGGCGGCGGGCCTCGTCGACGCTGATACCGCGCTTCACCAGATCCTCGGCGAAGCTGCGCTCGAGGTTCAGGCGGCCCGCGAGATCGTAGATGGTCGAGACGCGGTCGCGCTCCGCCTCGCGGGCGCGGGTGGCGACGGTCTCGGTGTCGGGCGCTTCCGGCTTCGCTGATGCGGTCTTTTGGTTCGAGGGCCCGGGCTGGCTGCGCGTGTCGGTGGCATGGGCCTGCGCCTCGGCCGCACCGGTCTTGTCGTCGGTCATGGTGGTCTCCTCGGTCGCTGCCGTCTCGTTGGTCTGGTCGGCCGGAGCGGCCGGGGTCTTGTCGGTCATCGGGGATGCTCCTTGCTCTGTGGGGGCGTCCCGGCGATGGAGGACGCAATCATGTTGTTCGCCCTTGGCGCGGAAGCCAGCAGCGGGATCGGCGCCGACCGGCACGGCCGAGATCTCGAAGGGCGTCCAGTCGACCGCCCGCCAGAGCTCGCGCCCGCCATCGGGTTTCGAGATGTCGAAGCGATGGACCTGGTAGCCGATCGAGACCGCGCGGATGTGCCCGGCCTGGATGTCGCGCCAGATCGGCTCGACATCGGCCCGCTCGCTGATCCGCACCTGCGCGATGCCGCGGCCGTTCTCGATGCGCGCCGTTCCCGGCACGACCGAACCGATGACGGCGTCGAGCGTGTCGATCTCGTGCACCTTCAGGAAGGGCGCGCCCGCGTTCAGCCGTTCGAGCCGTACATGGGCGGGGTCGAGGCTCAGCTCCTCGTCATAGGACTCGCCGAAGAAGCTGGCGCGGCGGACGCGGGCGCCCGCCGACCAGATCACCTCGACGGTGCGGGCGTCGGTATCGACGCTGTTCGGCGCAAGCTCTGCCGTCCGGCGCATGGCCGGCAGTTCGATCATCGTATCCATGGGGTCAGTCCTATTGGTCGGCCTGCGCAGGATCGGCTGCCTGCGCGCTGCCGGTCTTGGTGACGCGGCGGGGATCGCTGTCGAGCACCAGCCCGAGCGCGTCGAGCTTGGCGTTGGTCGCGGCGATCTCAGCCAGCACGGCGTCGGGATTGCGGCCCTGCTGCGCGATCACCTCGGCCAGAGTCATGGTGCCCGAGCGGATCGCCAGCAGGTTCGCCATCGCATCTTTCTGCGGATCGACCGCCTCGAACTTCGGCGGCGACCATTCCACCGGCACTTCCGGTGTTGGGATCTGGCCCGCCGCCCATGCGGCCTCGGTGAACCAGCGCCAGACGGGGGCGCAGAGCATCGGGATGAAGAGCTGCCACTGCACCGCATCGATCATCCGGCGGAACTCCACCAGCCCCGCCCGGATCGAGGAATAGTTCACCTGGCTCAGATCGCCGGTCAGCAGCTCGTAGGGCACGCGGAACCCGGCCGAGATCGTGTGCAGGCTGGCGCGCTTGTATTCGCCATAGCCGCCGGTGGCTGCGGGCTGGTTGAAGCGGATGTCCTTGCCGCCGCGGGCATAGGCGATCAGCCCCGGCTCGAACTGCTCGACCCGGTTGCCATCGGCATCGACCACGGCGGGCGCGATGCCCTGCTGCGCCTCGTCATCGCCGAAGACGATGGCGGTGACGCAGGCCTCGGTCTTCTTGCGGACGATTTCGGCGACCTCGTAATCGTCGAGATCCCGCAGCGCCCGGATCACCGGCGCGCCCCATGGAACGCCACGCGCCTGCGTGCGCTGCTTCTCGTAGACATGAGCGATCTCGGTCGCCGGCACAGGCCGGGACCCGAGCCCGCCCTGAAGCGCGCCCCAGGCATCGCCGGGGTGTTCGCTGTGCAACCAGTAGGCCCGGCGTTTGCCGACCGGGTCGAACTCGATCCCCTGGACGAGACGACCAGCGCCGAGGACGCCGGATTTCGTGGCATCGAGGAAATCGGCCTCCAGCACCTGAAGCTGCAATGGCACCGGCAGACCGTCCGAGGATCGCCGCAGGCGACGCCGCACCAGCACCTCGCCCGCTTCGATCATCTCCCGGCAGATCAGCGTTTGCAGCCCGTAGAAATCGAGCTGGCCATCCGCATCGCAAGCTTCGGCCCATCGTTCGAAGAGATCGTCGACGCGGCGGTCCAGCGCCTCGTCGCCGCTCGCGGCGCGCGGCATGATTCCCGCGCCGACGATGTTGTTCACCAGCACCGCCACGGCCTTGGCCGCATGCGGGTTGTTGCGCACGAGATCGCGCATCCGGTCGCGCAGCAGCGCCCCGGCCATGCCGATCTCGGTATCGGCCGAGGATCCGGGCGCGCGCCAGCCATCGGTGCGACGCCCTCGCGCAGCGCCGTCATAGCCCCGCGCGAGCGTCTCGAAGGCTTGCCGTGCCAGCACCCGACGTGCAGCGGCCCGCGGGGCGACCGACGCGATGGCACGGTCGAACCAGTTCACGGCCATCAGCGATCCCCGCGCGAGAAGCCCGCGAGACCGGCCACCGGCAGCGGTCGGCCGACACCCGCGATGGCGCGCTCAATGGTACGGATGCGGGCGAGCAGATCCTCCGCCGAGCCATAGTCCACCGACTTGCCGTCATAGCTGACGCGGGTCGTGCCGCTGGCATAGGCACGGCGCAGAGCCGAGAGTTCGGTTTCCGTCCAGTCGGTCATGTTCAAAACCATCCCTCCCGCCGCCCGAGCCAGTCGGAGCGGCGCTTGCCCTGCGGAGCCTGTCCCGGCCGGTTGATCTGCCCGGCGGGATCGCTGTCGGTCGGCGCCGCCACGAGCTGATCCTCGAGGTCGCGCCATTTCTCGTCCGGCCAGCGATCCGCGCCCGCGATCCAAGCGGCGGCGCGGGCGTAGACTCGGCAGTCCAGCGCCTCGTTGCGTTCGCGCAGCTTCTGCCATTCCAGCCGGGCGAAGCCGCGCTTCGTGCGCACGGTGACCAGTTGCTCGGCCACGAATTGCTTCAGCCATTCGTTCTCGACCCAATGCGGCAGGTGCAAGGAACCCGGCGGAAACGTCGCGCCCCCGGCCATGTCTTCCTCGGTCGGCCGTTCCAGCCGCAGGAAGCGGTAGGTCTCGGCCTTGAAGGTCGACACCGCCACCGTCCAGAGCCGGGCGCCGCGCCGCAGCCGCTTCCCGCCTTCGGTCGCGTCGACGAAGGTCGGCCCCGACACCGGGCTGGAGCGGTTGAACCCCTCGACGCCCTTGACCGGCGATACCTGCCCAAACCCCTGCGCCCGCGACCAGGAATAGACCGCCGGGGCCTCGTAACCCGTGTCGATGGCGAGCCGCGCGATGCGCAGATGCGCGCCGCACTCGTGCGGCCAGGACCGGTCCAGCAGGGCGGTCAGGTCCGACCAGGCGTCATGGCGATCCGGGCCACCCTCGATCACGACATGATCGACGAGCCAGCTTTCCAGCCCGCGACCCCAGGCCCAGACATCGACCTCGATCCGGTCCTTCTGCACATCGGCCCCTGCGGTCAGGAACAGCCCGCCTGCGGGCACGGTGCCGGGGCGCCATGCTTCGCGACGGTCGTAAAGCCGCTGCCACTCGGGCGCTTCGCCGGTCTCGACCCAGGTCTCGCCGAGGATGGTGTTGCGGAACGCCTTGATCGCCTCATCCGACCCTTGGGCCGCCTCCCAGCCGCGGGCGATGCGCGGCCAGCTGAGCCAGCCCACCGGCGAGTAGAGCGCCGAGAGGTGATAGCCGACCGTCGACGGATCGGCGGCAATTGCAGTCGCGCGCCATTCGCCGCCCTCCAGCATCGCCGTCTTGTGGTGTTCCGCGATGGGCATGTCGCAGCCCTCGCAGATGTATTCCGCCGTTTCCGGCTTGCCCTTCTGCCAACGCAGCCGCTCGAACTTCAGCCATTGCATCGCGCCGCAATGCGGGCACGGCACGAAGTAGCGTCGTTGATCCGATGCCTCGAACTCGCGCTCGATGCGCGACAGTCCCCGGATCGTGGGTGTCGAGACAAGCAGCACCTTGCGCCGGTGGGCGAAGGTCAGCGACCGGGCTTCGGCCAGCGTGACCGGATCGCCTTCCTCGTCGGCCGAGGCCGGATAGGCATCGACCTCGTCGAGGAAGATGTAACGCGCCGGGGTCGAGCGCAGCCCGACCGCCGAGTTCGCCCCGGTCATGATCAGGATGCCGCCCGCGAACTCCTTGGACAGCATCGTGTTGCCGGCATCGCGGGATCGCGCCGGTTTGACTCGATCCCGCAGGTCCGGGCTTTCATCGATCAACGGGTCGATCCGCTGGCGCGAGTTGCGCTTGGCCAGTTCCACCGTCGGCTGGACCGCCAGCATCGGGCCTGGCGCCTGGTGGATCACGAAGCCGATCCAGTTGTTCCCCGCCTCGGTCGCGCCGACCTGCGCTGCCTTCTGAAACACCACCCTCTGCGCCGGATCGCCGGGCGACAGCCGGTCCATGATCTCGCGCATGTAGGGCGTGCGCACCGTGCGATACCGCCCCGGTTCGGCCGAGGCGCGGCCCGAGAGCATCCGGTGCCGGTCCGCCCATTCCGACACGGTCAGGTCGGGGTCGGGCCGCAGCCCGTTGCCCCAGGCACGCAGGATCTCCGCCGCGCCATCGAACCCGGTCAGGCCATCGTCACCATGCTCACCATCATCGGAAGTCGGGCCGGACCTCGGCGAGTTCGTCGAGGTGGGCGCGTACATGTTTCTCCAGAGCCTTCTGCATCGCGGCAGGCTCCACGCCGAGATCGGCCGCCATCAGCGCCGCCGCGCGCGCAGGCCAGTTCACCCATGAATCCCGTTCCTCCCGCGCCAGCCGGAACACCAGCGCCAGCGCCCGGACCCGGTCGATCAGTTCTCCCTTCAGCTTCTGGAGACGGATGCGTCGCTCCTGCGCCTTCAGCACCTCATTCGCCGTCTTCGCCTGCAGGAAGGTCGTGCCGCTGCCGACGATCGGCGCGGCGATTCCCTGTTCGCGCAGCGTGTCGCCAACGGCGGCCACCGCCGCCTCGGGGACGGGCTTCAGCTTCGGCGTAGGCGGTTTGCGGGTCTTGGACGGGTCCGTCGCCTCAGTACGCCGCGCATCGCTGGCCGCCGCGTTGATGCTGCCGTCGGGATAGAGGACCAGCCGATCAGCCGTCTTCGCCTTCTGGATCGCGCCGCGCGACAGACCGACATGCGCGGCGTACTGGCGCTCGCTCATGCCCTGCATCGACGGCTCCGATTATCATTCAGATTCAGGTGCTTATTGAGTTGATAAGCAGCGCGACCGGAGCGAACGTCACTCCAACGACGCGATGCAACTCGACCACGGAGTCGCCACGATGACCCGCCGCACACAGGACAACACGAAGGCCCTCGACGCCTTCCTCGCCGCCAAGTTCGAGATCGACGCGATGCTGGAACGCCTCGCTGCTCTCAGCGCGGACCACTTCGAGGTCCACCCCGACGAGATCCACTGGGGCCATGTCGGCACCCTGAACCACTACCGCGCCAGACTGCGGGAGATCACCGACATGGCGTTCCGCGAAGACGAACACGCCGAGTAGCGCCAGCCTCTCCGAAGCCTGCCCGCCGCGAGGCGGGCTCGGGGTCGTAGAAGGGCCGCGATGGGCGCGGCCCCGACCATGGAGACGATCCCGATGACCCAGCTTTCCGACACTCAAGCCGTGATCCTCAGCGCTGCTGCTCAGCGCGACGACGGCAACATCCTGCCGCTGCCCGGTTCCCTGCGCGGAGGCGCCGCCGTCAAGGTGGTGGGCGCGCTGCTCTCCCGCGGGCTGATCGCCGAGACGGTGACCGATAGCCAGACGAAGGCCGACGCCGCGCTCAACCGCATCTGGCGCAATGACGAGGACGGTCGCGCCATCCTCCTGCACATCACCGACGCCGGTCTCGCCGCCATCGGCATCGAGCCGGAGGGGCCCGACACCGCGCTCACGAGCGCCAACGAAACGCCGCACGCGGAGGCCCCGGAGGATACCCCGCGTGAGAGCGACACCGCGCCCAAGGCGCGCACGCCGCGCGAGGGCACCAAGCAGGCAACCCTGATCACCATGCTGCGCGCGCCGGAAGGCGCGACCATCGAGGAGATCATGGCCGCGACCGGCTGGCAGTCGCACACGGTGCGCGGCGCGATGGCCGGGGCGCTGAAGAAGAAGCTGGGACTGACCGTCACCTCCGAGAAGGTGGCGGATCGCGGTCGCGTCTATCACATCGCCGACTGAAGGGGGCATCATGACTTCTGATCATTTCCAGCGTCCGGCGAAACTCCCCATCCAGATCATCGGGCCGACTACGCTGAAGAAGGCGCGCGACGCCTATCGAGCACGATGGGGCCGTTCATGGCCTGAAAGCGATAGCTACCTTGCGATCCTGATCATCGAAGCCAAGGAACTCGAGGGCATTGCCCCAAGTTCAAAGGCCAAGCCCGACAAGATTCGTGAGATAACGCTTGAGCTGATGCGCGCCGATCACGAATTCTGAATGAGACAATGCAAGTGGTGAACCGCCGCGTTTCGGGGCGGCGGTTTACGTTCCGGCACGACCGTGATATGCGCGTCCTCGCGAAAATCACCCCGACTTCGATCCTCATCGCTGGTTCCTCATTCGCGGCCCTCCGGACCGCAGGCATTCGCATGTCTGCAAATCCCGGAGGACGAATGATGAACTACAAGCGCAAGAAACCCCGAAGCAAGAGCCGCAGCACCGGCGCGTTCCCGAACGGAACGCCTTCGCACTGGAACATCCTGTTCCACAGCCGTCCGCGCCGTCGCCGCAGCGCCCGGACGATCACTCGGATGCTGCACGGTGCCGATCCCGATACGCTGATCTGGGATCTCGGCAACCACAAGCCGCACAAATACTACTGGTGATGCCATGACCGATGTTTCCACCGATCACGGCACGGTCCTGCCGCCGGGCTCGTCTGCCCTCGTCGTCTCTGCCGAGGGCGAACTGTCCTTCTATCTGCCCGACAATCCGCCGGATGCACCGGTCCCGCGGCTGGTCCAGCTTCTCGTGGCCGTGCTGATGCGGAGCGAGGACGAGGACTGGGTGGAGGAGATGCTCGGCATCTTCGAGGATCAGTCCCGGAACTGACCGCCGACTCGGATCGCCTCGAACAACCTCCGCAGCAGGAAGCTGCGCAGAATCGAGACGACGGTGAAGATCGCCCCGATCGCCAGCGCGTCGTCGAGACGCGCGGGCAGACCGAACAACGGGAAGACCATCAGCTGGGTCACAACCGCGACGCCATAGCCGACGGCGACGTTGGCGCTGGCTTCGACCAGCGACATGAGGCGCGACTGCCTCATGCCGGCGCACCTTTACCCATCGGCCAGCAATTCAGCTGCGAGAGTTCTGAGCGCATGCGCTGCAACCAGCGGGACCACTCCGTTGCCACAGAGGCGAAGCCGGTCCACCCGGTGGGCCAGCCCATCAGCGCCTCGACGAACAGCGGGTTCAAGGTCCGGCGCGTCTCGCAGGAACCACTCCCAGCCATCGGCGTCACTAGGACCTGGCGGCCAAGCAGGCCGTTCACCGGCGTGTTCGCCAACGTCGTCGCTCCGTCCTTGTGGTCCCGCGCGGTGGGCGTCATCCACATTTGGCTGGCGTGGGTCAGGTCCGCCGTCCTGCGATTGCCCGCGCTCGGCTTGCAGCCATCGTTCGCCATCGGCGTCGGCCAGTCCCGCGCCATGCGGTCCAGACCTTTCTCGTCCCTCCGCTCGCCGCCCCGGCTGCGGAAGCTGTCGGTCTGGGGCGTCGGCCATATCGCCGCCGTCGTCGCAAGGTTCATCCCGTGCCTGCCTGCTGCCTGCGAGGGCGTCGGTTTCGTCTGCCGGTTCTCGTTGGCGCTGGCGCGGGGCGTCGGCCAGAGCCGCAGCATCTCCGTCCGGTTCCCGCCACTCGACCGGGTTCCAGAGCAGGCGCGCGGGGTTGGCCAGTTCGTCTCCCTCGCGGATGGCGAGGATGAAGAGCCGCTCGCGCTTGTGGGGCGCGCCGACTTCCGCCGCCGTGAAGAGGCCTGCCGCAAGGCGGTAGCCCATGCCGACCAGTCCGCCGGCGACTTCGGGGAAGCCGAGGCGGAGATGATGGGCGACGTTCTCGAGGAAGACGAAGGGCGGCTCGACCTCACCAATGATGCGGGCGACATGTGGCCAGAGATGGCGCGGATCGTTGGCACCCCGGCGTTTGCCCGCGACGGAGAACGGCTGGCACGGATAGCCCGCAGTGACGATGTCCACTGCGCCGCGCCACGGGCGGCCGTTGAAGGTTCCAACATCGTCCCAGACAGGTGCTTGGTCCAGGGCCGCGTCTTCCATCCGCACCACGAGGACGGCTGCGGCGTAGGTTTCCCGTTCGACATGGCCCACAGCACGATATCCGGGAATGGCGATGGTGAGCCCGAGATCGAGCCCGCCAGCGCCGGAGCAGAGCGAGAGGCCGAACAGGCATGCGTCTGCGGTTCCGGAAGTGCATCCGGAGGAAGGTAGAGCCAGGTCATGCATGTCACGCGGCGATCTCGGGTTCGGTTTCAGACGCGGCCGGGGCATCCCCAAGCCGCTCGGTCCTCACCTGCGCGAATGTCCGACCGTCGCCGTCGAGGATCGCTTCGCGACCCGTTTCGGCCTGCCAGCGCTCCACGGCCACATCGACATAGGCCGGGCTGATCTCCATCGCAAAGACGCGCCGACCATTGGCTTCGCCCGCCATGATCTGCGAGCCGGAGCCCGAGAAGGGCTCGTAGCAGAGCCCGCCGCGCGCCACGTGCTGGCGCATCGGGATCCCGAAGGCGTCGAGCGGCTTCGGCGTCGGATGGTCGGGCCGCTCGTCCCTCGCGAAGCTCGGCATCTCCCAGGTCGAGGGCAATGTCTCGTCCGCCACCTTCGGCGGTCGGTTGGGGCGCCGCCAGCCCATGAAGCATGGCTCGTGCTTCCAGAGGTAATGCGAGCGGGTCAGGACGCCCCGGTCCTTCACCCAGATGATCTGCTGGTGAACGAAGGCGCCGGCCTTCTCCCAGCAGGCCTCCAGCATCGCCTGGCGACGCGAGGCGTGCCAGCAGTACCAGGCGGCATCCTCGGTGATCGCCTCGGCGATGGCAGCGGCGATGAAGCCGTTGTAGAGGTCCGCGCCCTGCGAGCTGTCGTCCCAGGTCACGCCGTAGGACTGGCTCCAGTCCTTGTTGCGCGTCGGGTGGTTGGAGCCGTCATAATCGACGAGATACGGCGGGTCGGTCGCGAACAGCACTGCGCGCTCGCCGTTCATCAGGCGGCGGACATCGGCATGGGAGGTCGCGTCACCGCAGAGCAGACGATGCTCACCGAGGATCCACAGATCGCCGGTCCGCGAGGCCGGGTTGCGCGGCGGTTCGGGGATGGTCACGGGCGGAACCGAGCCGCCAGCCCCGCCGTCTTCATCGTCTGCGTCCGGGTCGAGCGCGAGGAGCTTGTCGAGTTCGCCGTCAGAGAATCCGACCAGCGACAGATCGAAGTCCTCGGTCAGCAGTCCCTGCAGCTCGGCGGACAGCAATGCCTCGTCCCAGCTTCCGAGTTCCGTCAGCTTGTTGTCCGCGACGCGGTAGGCCCGGCGCTGCGCCTCGGTCAGATGACCGAGCACGATCACCGGTGCCTCCGTCAGCCCGAGCTGCGTGGCAGCCAGAACGCGGCCGTGGCCCGCGATAAGCTCCCCGTCCTCGGCCACGAGGCAGGGCACGGTCCAGCCGAACTCGGCCATGCTGGCGGCGATCTTCGCGACCTGGTCGGGCCCGTGCACCTTCGCGTTCTTCGCGTAGGGCTGGAGCCTGGCCAGCGGCCATATCTCGATCTGCTCGGGAGCAAAGCTCAGCGTCATGGGCAAGGCGTTTCCGTCGTGCGAGTGGATTGCCGGCTGGCTTCCGGACACTGGATGCCGCGCTGGACTCCACGCGGGGTCCAGCAACGTCCGGGCTATCAGGACGGAAAGTCAGCGTTCATTGGGATCTGCGCGGGGTTCGGGTGGATCCGGCTTCCGGGTGGCTTCCCAAAAATCCGGCCCTGTCGCTGGCGATGCGCCGCGCTTCGCCCGCCAGCATACGGTTTTCGCGAGGAAGGACCCGCGAATTCGCCTGACGTGCCGGCTTCGGCGCGAGGCGCATCAATGCGAAGGGGAGAGCGAGCCCTTCGGCGCACTCTCCCCATCTTGTCCTTCGGATAGCACGATCATGTTGCAGATGTCGAAGGGAAAAGTGTTGCAACACATTGGAGTCACTGCGCATTCAGCCGCGCCGCAATCTTGGTGAGCGCGAGCTGCCAGCGCCGCCAGGCGGTCGTGCGGTCGCAGCCAAGCTCGCCGCTGATCTGCTTCCAAGGCACGCGGGCCGCGCGAGACCAGACCAGCTTCCGTTCGGCTTCCTCGATCCAGAGCACCCAGTCGAAGGTCTGCTCGAGCCGCGTGATCGCGGCGGCCGACGGCCGGATGCGCATCGGCTCGGGCTCCATGAAGGCGATCTCACGACTCGTCCGGACGATCTCCGGCCAGGTGTTGAAATAGCCCTGTACCTTCACCGGCGGCAGCTTGCGAAGGGTGCGGAACGCCTCCTCGAAATGGTCGGCGACGTCGTCGGCGGTCCAGATGCGGTCAGCCATGGCGTGCCTCCCTTTCCGAGGGGCGCGGGCCGTAGAGCTTCTCGCCCAGCTGCCGGACCAGTTCACGCTCGGGCCATGTCAGCCGGTCATCATCGGCGGAGACCGCAAGGACGCCCTGTTCCTGCCAACCCTCGCGCTTGACCCGCTCGGGATCCCGGCGTTCGCCGCCGTAGCCTTTGGGATGCCACCTCATGCGACACCACCGTTCGTCTCGATCGCCCAGAGCAGGATCGCGATGGCGTCCGCCTCGTTGTCGTCGACGGGGCTGAACCCACGCGCGCGGACGGCTGCGATCATCGCGGCCTTGTCGGCATTGCCCCTGGCCGTCGCGTGACGCTTGATCGTGCCAACCGGGACGCCCTCGTAGGGCACACCCCGCAGTTCGGCCCATGCGGTCAGCGTCGCCATGAGCCCGCCGTAGATGTGGCTCGCGTCGGTGCCTGCATGGCGGCGGACCTCCTCGAACCAGATCGCCGCGATAGGCCCGGACAGCCGATCAATCTCGGTCAGCCAGCTGGTGAAGCGCAAGTAGCGCATGCCGCCGCCATCGAAGCGGCCGGGGCGCAGCGAGACGGTGCCGCTGGTGATCAGACCGTCGTGGCTACGCAGCGCCCAGCCGGTCGAGGTGCCGAGGTCGAGCGCAACGATGCAGCGGTTGCGGGGCGTGGCGAGCGACAGCGATTCAACCCTTGCGCCGTCGGAATTCGGGATCAGAGTCGGCTGAGCCATGACGGGCCTCCTTTGCCGGTGGCTTGTGGTGGTGGAAGACGACGGCGGTCTGGTGCTTGGCGGTACGGGGCCGCCGTCGTCGGATCGGGTGTCAGAAGCCATGGGCGGAGGCGCGCGAGGCCCCGCGACGTATGGGGGCGAAGCGCACCCTGATGGGTGGCCGCCCCATACGTAGTATGGGGGTTTCCCTATAAGTCCTCGGAGCGACGCAGGCGTCTGTGAAGAAAGGAAATTTCTCCGTTTCGGAGGACGAACAACGAGGACATGGTTGTTCGTCCTCGTCCTCCGCAAGCCATTGACTTTGTTGGCTGAGGACAAAGTGAGGAAGAGGACTGACAACTTCGTCCTGAGGACGAGGAAGATTTCGGCGAGGACGAAGTCAGTCATCGAGACCCTCCGGGTAGACCCAGATGGCGGGGTTCTCGACCTGCAGGCAGGCTCCCGTGCTGGCGCATTTATAGTGGCTCGGCAGCACCGGCTGGCCTTCGCCCAGAACCTCGCCGGTATCGGGATCGATCTGGGCATCCGTCCCGAAGCGCATGTCTTCGACGACGAGATAGCCGAAGCGGGAGCGCACTACGGCCATGCCGAAGGGGCGGCCATCACGCAGGAACTTGATCTGCCCCTTCGTCGTCAGCACGCCGATCCGGTCTCGGATCGTGTACTTGCTGCCCAGACCTGCCTTGTTCTCGAAGGCCTCACCGAACTGCGTGGAGGTGTAGAGCCGCCCGGCCGCCGCTTCCTCGTGCAGGATCGTGAGGATCACGTCTCCCTTGCGGAGCCGCTCAGCATCGAGCTTCGCACCGACCTCCTTGCGCACCAGGCGCTCGTTCATCGGGTTCAGCTCGACCCATTCGCCCTTCACCTTGTCGATCAGCTTTCCCTGCAGCGCAGGTCCGTTGCGAAGCTCGATTTCGAGTCTGCGGACGGTGCTGTCCTCGTCGGGAAGGTGCATCAACAGGCCGGTGGTGTAGAAACCGCGCAGCGCGCTGGCCCCGGAAAGGGCGAGAAAGGGATCGTCCTTGACCTGTTGCCTGGTGGCCTTGCGCGTGTGGTGGGCGAGGATGACTCCCGCCTCCGGATTGATCGCCTCGCGGAGGGACTCCACCCGATCCTTCAGGAAGAACATCATGGCGGCGTTGTCGTTCTCGCCACCTCCGTCGGGGCCACCGTCGAAGAGGTTGCGGATCGGATCGATGACGATGATGTCGGGCGGCGCATCCGGAAATGCCGCCCGGATCGCCTCGGTGACACGGGCGACGCCATTGGCGTCGAGGAGCAGCCTGAGTTTCGGCGTGGCGATGAAGGTGTCGCGCGCGGCGGCGATCACGGTGGCGGGCAGCGCGATCTGCTGCATGCGCTCGCGCAGATAGTGATACTGGATTTCGGCCTGCAGGTAGAACACGCGCAGCGGCCGGGGCGGCGTGAAGCCGAGGAACGGCACGCCCGCCGCCATGTGCACGAGCCAGGAGATCAGGAAGTCGCTCTTGCCGACCTTCGGCGCGCCGCCCAGCACCAGAAGTCCGCCGGGGGTCAGGACGCGCGGCCCGATGATGTCCTCTGGCATCGGGCTCGTGTCGTCGAGCAGCGCGCCGAGACTGAAGGTCGGAAGGTCGGCCGGTACCGTCATCGCGCTGTCGAGGCGAAGGAGCGGCGGCCCGTGCCGCTTGATGTGCAACTCCCACAGACGGTTCGTCTCGCGCTTCAGCCGGTCGAGCGGCCAGGACGGACGCAGCATCGCGGCGTTGTAGCCGCAGATCGCCGTCCAGCCCTCGTCCATCGACATCCGGCCCTCGTGGACGAGGCGCAGGAAATAGCCGATGGCGGCCGAGGCGCCCTCGAAACGGGACCAGTCATCCACGCCGCCTTCGTGGACCGCGGTCACGAGGACATCGTCGATGGCGGGTTTCTGGCGCTGCTCGGCGGTGGCCATGCCGATGCCGGGCATGGGCGGCATGTCGGCGACGCGCTCGGCTATCTCGGCGAGATCGACCTCCATCCCGGTCGCCTCGCGGATCTGCACGAGCCGGGTCAGCCCGCCCTTGTGATAGACGGTGCCGGGGACGCGGATGGGCTGGTGGGCCGAGCGGAAATGCGTGTCGCCGCCGACCTTCAGCGCGATCTCGCCGCGAAGCTGGCAGAGCATGGCGAGGTCCGCGCCTTCCGCTGGCTCGGTCAGTTGCCACCAGACATGGAGCTTGGTCGCGCCCTCGAGCGTGCGCCCGCCGCTCTCGACGATCAGCGTCGGGCGGCCGAGATGGTGGACGAGGTGATCGAGCTTGGCGGGGATGTCGCCCGAGTCGAGATCGACCACGAGGCTCTGCATCTGAGTCACGTCGGCGGCGCGAGCCTGCCCGGTCTCCGCGACCGTGCCGGGGATGACATAGACCGCTGCGCCCTCTCGCGCGGCCCAGCCCGCGAAGGTCGCGAGCTTCTCGGGCGCCGTGGCGTCCGCCTCGATCCAGATGTTGTGCGGGCGGCCATCCTTGCCCTGACCCTTGTCGACGAAGCCGCGAACCGGGATCAGACCCTCGGAGTAGCCGAAGACCACGTCGAGGAAGCGGGCGATCTGGCTCGCATCCGGTTCGACCGCGAAGGGATCGGGCAGCGGCGGCGCGTCGTTGAAATCCCGCCAGGGGTTGAAGTGGATGATGTTGTCGTCGCTCATGCCGGCAGACTCCAGCAGCGCTCGGCCCAAGGGCAGAAGCGGCATTCGAAGAAATCGCGATTGGCGGCGATGCGCGGCAGCAACTCGCCCGCGTCGGTCGCCTGCAGGATCCGCACGCCGCGATCCGACATGCGCTGCGCGAGATCGGCATCGAACGGGACCAGTTCGTGATGAAGCTCGGCCGTGTCCTTGTTGATCGCGGTGAACACTGCGGGCGCGGCCGAGATGCCGGGGACGGTCGCTTCCATGTAGGCTTGATAGAGCGCGATCTGGGCGGCGTAGACCGGCTTCGACTTCGTCACGCCGTCCTTGACGCAGGCGCGCCAGTTCTTCGCGTTCATGGTCTTGCATTCCCAGAGCGCGGGAACGGCGAGACCGAAGCCCTCGGGCCCGGCGGCGATGATGCCATCGACATGGCCGCGGATGCGCCCGCCCGCGACGGAGAAGCCGAACTGGCCGCAATCGGGCCGGTTGCCCTTCCTCGTGTAGAGATCGAAGCCCGCGCCGCGCAGCCAGGTGACGGCGAGATCCTCGAGCGCATGACCGATGGCGAAGATGCGCAGCGCCTGGCCGGTGAATTCCTGGCCGTCGTCCTTCGGCGTCGCCGTGAACTCGAACTGCAGGGCGCGCTCGCAGGCATGGCCGAGGCGCGATCCGCCCAGATAGTCGCGGGGCGGCCGCATCGCCTGATCGGCGGTCAGCGCCTGATCTACAGCGGCGTTGACCCGGTCGGCGAAGCTGGGGTGGTGGTTGAAATCCAGCATCAGAACGGCACTTCCGGCGTCTGCGCCCGGGCGATGTCGGACATGGCCTCGCGGAAGCCCTCGACGGCCTCCTCGATCAGCGCGCGCACCTGCGCCTCGGTCAGATCGGCGAGCGGAGTGGCCCAGCCGATCTCCTCCATCAGCAGCGCCACGCGCTTCATGGTGGCGGTGATCGCGGCGCGTTCCTCTTCGGTCAGGTCAACCATGGCGACACCCCGCGCCAAGCGCGTCCAGAAACCCTGGCAGGACATCGAGCAGAACCAGACCGAGGGCCGGGGCCGCTTCGACCGGAACGGATCGGACCAGCCAAAACCACGGGTGGGTTGCCGGCAGACAGCACAGAGCGTTCCACGCGGATGCCAGAGTCGCCGCCGGTCCTCGGCCGTGATGGGGGTGATGGAGGCCATGGGTCATGCCGCCCTCCGTTCGGGCCCGGCGGCCGTGTCGATCAGCTGCCGGATGGCGCGCTTGTTGAAGCCGAAGGTCATCAGCGCCGAAGCGCGATAGCGCGTCAGGCCGAAGTCGTGTCGGCACTCGGGCGGCAGGTATTGCAGCTGCTTTTCGGTCGGCGGCTGACGCAGCCAGGAGCGGGTCTTGAAGGCGCTCTCGTCGCTCTCGTGGGTGTTGAGCCAGTCGTCCGCCTGCGCGAGGCAGACGGTGCGCTCGCCCACGCCCAGCAGTCGCGGGCGTTCACCCTTCGCCCCGCCGATCGCGTACCAGACCCCGTCCAGCCAGAAGATGCCGCCCCAGGCCATGAAGCCCGTGGCCATCAGCGCGTCGTTTGTGCCGAAGAGGTCGACCCATGCGAAGCTCGACCGCTTCAGGAGGTCGATCTCGGTCATCATGAAGCCGGAGAGCGGCGCGGCGGCCCCGCCTTCGCCCGCGTCGGGATCTTCGCGCGGGAGCGCCTCGCCGCAGATCGGGCACTCGGTGACGGCGAGCGGAATCTCCGCCTCGCAGGCAAGGCAGATCTTCGTCGGCGCCTCGCCGGTCTCGGTCTTGCCGTCGAGATCGACATCCTGTTCCAGCGTGCCGTGGATCAGGCTCGACGTGCCGAAGTCGAGGACGATGCAGTCGGTCTTGACGATACCGGGGTGTTGCTCGGGATCGACGGTGCGCAGGCCGCGCCCGACCATCTGGATCATGGTGGACTTGTAGGAGCTGGGCCGCAGCAGCACGACGCAGGAGGTGGGCGGGTGATCCCAGCCCTCGGTCAGCACGGCCACGTTGACGACGACGCGGATGTCGCCCGCCGCGTAGCCCGCGAGGAGCGCCTTGCGGGTCTCGGCCGCCAGATCGCCATGGATCAGCGCGGCGGAAATGCCTGCCGCCCTGAATGCATCGGTGACGTGCTCGGCATGCGCGACGGTGGAGCAGAACACCGCGGTCTGCCGGTCGCCCGCCTTTTCCTTCCAGTGCCGGATCACCTCATCCGTGACGGGCGCGCGGTCCATGATGCCCGCCACCTCGGCCATGTCGAAATCCGACATCGTCTTGCGGACGGAGCGCAGCTCGTCCTGCACGCCCACATCGATGACGAAGGTGCGCGGCGGCACCAGATGGCCCGAGGCGATCAGCTCGCCCAGCCGCACCTGGTCGGCGACATTGTCAAAAACCTCGCGCAGGCCCTTCCTGTCGCCCCGGTTCGGCGTCGCCGTGACCCCGAAGATCCGGGCATCGGGATTGGTCTCGCGCACCCGGTCGATGATGCGGCGATAGCTGTCGGCGACAGCGTGATGCGCCTCGTCGACGACCAGCAGGTCGAGGCGCGGCATGTCGGCGAGGTTGGAGGCCCGCGCCAGCGTCGGCACCATGGCGAAGGCGACCTGACCGCTCCAGGACTTTTCCGTGGCATTGATCACCGAGGTGGCAACGCCCGGCACGACGCGCTGGAACTTGGCGCGGTTCTGCGCCGTCAGCTCATCGCGATGCGCCAGCACGCAGGCCTTGGCGCCGTCGCCGATCATCTCGCCGGTGACCGCCGAGAGCATGATGGTCTTGCCCGCGCCGGTGGGCGCCACACCCAGCGTGTTGCCGCGGGAGGCGAGCGCAGCCACGCTGCGCTCGACGAAGGTCTTCTGGCGGGGGCGCAGGCGCAT